AATAAAGTCTAATCTACGCTCCATGATTTCCATATGCTTCAATTCAGCAAACATGTTCTCTTCATTAAATCTTAGGGCGATTTGTGTTCTGAACTGCGGATCATTTGCAAATTCAGGATATTTTAGGCACATCTGTAAGTACATTGGCTTAACAAGAATTTCTTGGAAAGCAGAACGTAGTCTTCTTACAAACTTAGAGAATTTAATTTCGTCTCTGATCATACCATCAGCGGCTAGGTTGAAATCACCACCACCGTCTTCATACATAAATCTATTGTATGGGATTTTAGAAACGTGCTTTAGTTTATCTGAGAAGTACTTTAGTGCTTCAACATCAGATAGGTCTGGACCGTCACCGCCAAGTGTTTCAATTTCTGGCGTCTCACCGTCCTTAGAAGGTAACCAGTATTCTCTAGAGAACTGAAGCATTGGCTTACCGTCTGTCATTAGAGAACCAGATTCCCAATCAAAATCAACTACCTCTTTGTAGTTGTGCATTAATTGTGCAAGAGATTGTTTTGCTCTTGTCTTAGACTTACCACCCATTGGGATAACAAACTTCATACGGAATGAAGCATTAGTCACCGCCCAAATAACACGTGTATGTTCCATGATTCTAAGCAAGTTAAACGCTCTAATAAGACGCTCAACATAAGAAACCCTTGAAACCGTTGTGATTGATGAATAAGAAATATAAAGAATCTGTGAATCGTATAGGACCCTTTCTTTAATTGGCTGGTCCTTAAACTGAATCCAAACCTTCTTACCGTCTTCTTTATTAAAGCCCGGCATTAGTGTGATAGGATCTATTTCCTTAAAACCAATAATCTCATCCTGATTTTCATTGTAAATAATTTCAAATGATAGATAACCATCAATAAGAAACTTACGGAAAAAGTACCAAGCTGATTGATCGCCATTAAAACCAAAGTATTGGTAGATTTGGCGGAAAGATCTTTTAAAATAATTGTCAACCTCATCTGAAACATCTAGACCAATAATGTCTGGATAACAGAAGAAGTTTTTATCATCATATACAATTGTCTCATCACAAAGAATATCAAGGATATCCTCAATCTCATCATGTAATGCAAACCTTCTAAGTTCGTCTCTCTTAGATGGGTAATCCCTATCAAATAGAGGGATTGACTTTCGCATATTGGTGTCAGTCATTGACAACGCCGCGAATGCACCATAAATATCATCATTGTCAAGACCCATCATATTCATCTGACCATACCCTAGGGCATCCTCAGTTGGACCGATGGCCTGAGACTGACGCAGTACCATGTCGTCGTAGTACATACCAAACGACGATAAGCTCTTAAGAGCGGTACTTAATGTGAATGGCCTCTTACCATAAGAAAGAGGTCCATTTTTATCATTTACAAAACCTGCCATTTAACTGCTTTAAATTTCTTTATATATTCTTACTCTTATAATACTTTTTGTAGAGCGATTCTAACTGTTCTTTAGTAATACCTTGTAGGTCAGCAAAGTCGCACAACACAATGTTTGCCCAGTTTTCATAAGACACCACGGCTTGTTTCTTTTTTATGCCGGGGATATATTGTCTAATTGCAAAACCAAATCCATACTTATCGAGATAACGCTTAGCACCTTCATAAGAAAGTCTTAATTGTCCTTGCGCTTTGGCGTTTTCTGCGGCACGAGTTTCATTGGTTTTAATCTGGCCATTTAATCTTATATGCACATCATCGAGTAATGTTTCTTTTAGCTTCTGTGGAAGCAGATTAAGATTAATGCCAACATCGTTGTTATTATAAGGATCGAGCGCCAATACAACAGGGTTCTTATCCCACCATTGTAAAGTCTCTGTTACCGGATTGTCGTACCTAAATACATATATTTTACCAGGTACAAATCTGCCGCCATCTTTTGCAACAGATTTATCTAAGAAAGTTTTGAGTGCTGTTGAATACCAATCAGTGGCACCTTTAATTGCCTTTGATTTAGAACCAGCTGTTTTTATTTTATCAGCAATGTCTTTCTTAATTTGACCCATTACTTCAGAGATTTTTCTGTCATTACGGCGAATTTCCAACCACGTTCATTAGCAAACTGTTGTGCCGCAATATATTTATCCCTATTAATTACATACTGTTCTGCAAGGAACTTATAGTTCTTAAGCGCTTTTTGACTATTAGTTGTCGGTGGCTTTGGTTTTTTAATTTGGGCCTCTGGTTTGATTTCAATAATCATGTGCCCAATTGAACCATCGTTCTTAAGTATCTTTATATAAAAGTCTGGGAAGTAATTACGTTGCTTATTATGGAGCTTTGACCAGTATGGTATCTGTATAGGTTCGCTGGACCACATAATTACATTTTCATTTCGGTCGCACCACATCATAAACTTACGTTCCCATGATGACCTGTAAATAATTGGCTGTGGACCAACGTATTTTGCTAAATTAGTTGGCGTAAAATAACCCTGTACAAATCCGGATTTTTGGGTTGGCTTTATTCTTTTAATTGACATTAGATTGAAAACAATCCACCGTCTTCGCCACTGTTAGCTCCAGCTCTATCGATGGACATTGTGTCTTTGTATTTTACTGGATGTAGTTTGTTCCATCCTTTAGCATAACCACGCTTGGCGATTTCTGTAAAGTATGCAAATGCATTTGGATAATCTGGATTAAAGTTCTTCCAGTATTTCAAAAGATCTAGCAATGCAAATTGAAGGCAATCCTCGCGGTCTTCGTCATAGACATAAGACATTTTACGAATAGCACGCTCAGCAAGAAGCATAAGCATCTTTTCGGCAGTTGGCGTTAATTTACCCTGCTCTTTAGATTTAACAATCTCATTGTATAAATCTTTATTGTTTAAATAATTTTTAGGTTTAGCCACCTGTGATATATTGTTTTTTAACGTAGTGTATCAAATAATACTTATTATACAATAAAAAGGTCGCATTGTTTATAATGCGACCTTTTCATATTAAAAATATTTGAGCAGTATTAAATGCCTTCGCCCTGTTCGAGCTCTAGTTTTGATTTTGGAACCCTTAGAAGATCTTCATCTTCAGAGTTTAGAAAACAAACTACAAGGTCATCATTTCCTGCTTGAGAATAACCCAACGCGTCGATGGCCAATTCAGTACCTTCAGGCATACCTTCCCATTCAAATGATAGGTAACCTGGTACATAGCCGTCAGAACGCGATGTATCTTCTTCTTTGATCATAAACTGCTCAAATGCTTTAATGTGAACAAATTTTCTAGTTTTAAACATAGATTCTTCCTTTATAGAAGTGTGTGATTCTTTAATACCGTGTTTGTTTAGCCACTTAGTCCAATCTTTATCAGACCAGTTCATTCTATCCTTTGCACCTAAATCCCAATAAGAATTAAAAACCTCAATTGAAAGATCTTGATCCCAACCAAATTCGTCATTCATATAATCGGCGAATTGAGTTTCGTCCATGTATTCCATTGAATTAACTAGGACGTCAATGATGATTTTAATATTTTTACCTTCGAGAATCATTATAGAGAAGCTTTTAATTCTTTAATATCGTTTGTGAACTTTTCAATCTCACCCTCAATTAGAGCGTCAGCTGATTTAATTTCTGTAATAGCTCTATCAGCATCAGCTAATAGATTTCTTTGATCCTTTAGGAATGAAATCATTTCTTCAATCTTTTCAATCTTAGAAAGTGTTGATAGTCTAGCTACTGCATCACCTTCTAGAAGGTCTGCAACAAAAGTAGAGATATCAGTATTTGTCTTTTCATTAACGTAATCAACAAGCTCGTTTGCATTTTTAGCTTGGAAGAAGTTATACAACTTAGCTGTTTCATTTATTCTTGAAACAAATAGATTGTCACCCATTCTCATAACGTTAATTAAGTTGTTGTTTTCTTTAATCGTTTTAACAAAATCAAGATCAACAAACTTATCAATATTTTTTGCAGCATTTACAAATGCTTCTGCAACTGGCTTCTCGTCGTATCTAATAACACCCGCTGCCATAATATAGTTTACAAAACCTTCATCAAGAACTTGAGCATTGCCCATATAAAATGCATTTTCAGAAATGCTGTAATACATTTTATAGATACCCTTATACCATGTAATAGCATCGCTCGAAAAGCTAAAGTTTTCAACTGCCCATGCAAGTGGCATTAGTTCATTTGAAATTGTTTCGTTTTCAACAATTGTATTTTCTGTAGTATTGGCTGTAAATGATTTGCCGCTTAGGTAGAATTCTACAGAAGATTCGTCAATAATTCTAATTGGTGAAAGATTCATAATTTATATCTTTTGTTTTTTTATATATCTTACTCTACAATGCGTTTTGGATTATCATCAGATGTTCTGTCAAAATCCTTTGGATCCGTAGATGTTGGTTGTGTATGAATTTGGAACATTCTATTACCAGCATGCATCTCTGTGTCCCATTCAAACGAAGGAATGAATGAATTAATCTCAAGTGAGAACGTAACTTTATATCCCTCTTTTGAATCAAATGAAAATTCCATTGGACGCTCTGTTGTATAATCTTCAGGCATTGCATAATATGAAGGCAATCTATATGAACCTTCATTCAAGTCACCAACTTCAACGTTGTATTGATTTGATTTATAAAGACGCTTAATAATGCGCTCAGTAATTTTGAAATTATCTAATTGCGATGATGTGATAATTTCAACATCAACATTAATATTAATTGGAATCATTTCAAATTCAGCAGTATAACCCTGCATTGAACCGTTATCATCCATTTTTGTATATGCACCTCTAATACGTTTATTGACTAGTTTACCAGAATCAACAGACATGCCAGTAAAATTAACAACGCCACGTGGAACCCTATCATAATTACCATCAGCTTTTACTGAATCCGGTTCACATCTCAAACCATCCTTAGTTAAGAACAAGAAGTTATCCTTTAAGAAATCTTCATCTCCAGCAATAGCATAATAGAATGGCACATCAACCTCAACCCTACCCGGTTGTTGAACAACGGTACCGTCTGGTTGGATTTCAGTTCCACCATTACCAAGTTGGCGGTAGAAATAAACTTTGTTATTTAAGTCGGCTAAAAGACCGATAATAATCTGTCTAACGACACTATCGTCTTTGTTCCATTTTACGTTATAAGTTGCCATAGATATTATATATCCTTATTCTATGGTCTCAATCTCAAACTTAGAAAAGCCGTTATCACGATAGATTTGAATCTTTTTATCAAATATTTCGTGGGGTAAAACTGAGTGGTTAATGACAAAGGTATTGATTTTGTTTTCTTTAATAACCTGGTTTAGGATTTTAAGAATGTTATATACACCGTCTGAATCAACTGATGACAAAAGCTCATCCAAGAATAATAGGTTCAACTGTGGGAAGCGAAGCTTAAGAATCTTAATGATTGCAATGATGATAATAAAATCTGCGGCTTTGCGTTCTCCAGTTGATAATGTCATTGGATTGATCTCTTCACCCAAGTGGTTAATGATGCAATTAAATTTATCATCAAAACGGATATGGAATGGCAAGTGCATTGTGTTAATCATTGCTGCAATATTTGCATTCAATCCTGGAAGGATTGTTTTAACCGCCATGTTCTTAACGCCATCTTCACCAAGAATCGCCTCAATTGTTTCAAGGAAGTAGTAGTCATTTGAAATCTTTGACTTCTCTACTGTTTTTGTATCTTCTTGTTCCTTGAATTGATTAATAATAGTTTCAAGATGCTTGAATTGCTCTGCATTACCAGATGCGCTTTGAATCTTAACCAGTTCATTTTTGAGAACCTGCATGTTTGTTTTAAGTGAAGATACCTTATCGCGAATCGCACCCTCTTTTTCTTTTGCAGATTGGATTGATGACTTGATAGATGCAACATCATCTTCGATTGCCGTCATTTTACCAGGGATTGCTTGAGCTGATTCCATGTATTCCTGCTTTTTGTGCTGGTGAAATTCAGTGTCGAGTGGTGTTTCACATGTTGGGCATGCATTTTTCTCGTATAGCGCAAGTTTCTTTTTAAGTGTTTGCAATTCATATTGCAAATTAGAATAAGAAACATTCTTTGTAGACAACTGGTCTTCAAATGTACCAAGCTTTTCTTTAATAGACGATTGGGCTTCTTCTAGCTTAATACGCGTATCATTAAACTTTGTAAGTTTATCCTTTAATCGCTGAATTTCATCTTTGTTCTTTTCTTCACTTTCTGCTTGCAAAACATTTAATTGCATCTTTACGCGAAGAATCGATTCATTGATTTGTGTAAGTTCTGATTCAAAAGAATCTAGGTCGGTCTTAAGTGTCTTGCGTTCTTCTTTAACCAAACGCTGCATATCATTTAAGACAGAGAACCCAAACATCTTATCAATGATTTGCTTCTTATCAGCTGGTGTCATTGTTAAGAATGATTTGAAATCATTAATTGATAGGATAATAATATTCTTAAATACATGGTATGGGATACCATATACTTCATCTTCGAGATAATCCTGAACTGACCTCTTACCGGCTTTGTCATATTCAACACCGTTAATAGTTACATTGAATTTACTCGGTGCCAATCCACGTTCAACTACAACATCCATTGTACCACAACGCACGTGGACCTTAACCCACAATTCCTTATTGATTCTATTAGGAAGGTCGCTCAGCTTAACGCCCTCAACCTTACCATATAGACCAAATACAATAGCATTGGCAATGGTTGTCTTACCATATCCATTCTTACCCAATGTCAAATAAAGTTCTGCTGAATCTTCTGAAAATTCAAGCTTCTGCTTTTTGTTGCCGTAAGATGCGATATTTTTAAATTCTACTGATATAATTTTCATTATTCGGTATCGTAGTTGTTAATACTCTTTTCGTATATCTTTTTTAGTTCGCTTTTTATATTTTGTTTCATATCAGTATCGACTGACATTCCCTCAACATACGAATCAAAAAGATGCAGGATATTATAGCTTTTAAATTCACCCTCGATTTCTCCCATATCATGTAGGTCTTTATCGATAATATCCTGCTCTTGATAGATATTTGGTTCAATTTTACGGGCTACTCTCTGTACTCTATTGATTAAGGCACTTAAGGACGCGTTTGTGGCTATTTTACTCGGAATGAATAGGTCTACGAAGTTATTCTCAATCTCTCGCTTAAAGTCGCCCAATGGCGTATTATAAAGCATTGCCAGATTATACTTAACAAACTTAGGTGAAACCGTATTCTTAAAGAATGTTTCTTCCATAGTTGTAAGGTCAACCAAATCAAATCCTTTTGTATTGCCTGAATCAGATCGTGTCAATTCATATGGGGTGCCAACCATTCTAAGTTGACCTTTACGCTGACGGTAGTGGATGTGACCAGAGTATACAGCATCGTAGCGGTCAAATGTATTAGCATCTGAACCGTGCATATTTTTAACTTTGGCATTAAGCGCAATACCTCTAACTTCTGAATGGCAGAACACGATGTTTGTTGATGGGAATTCAGAAAGCGTTTCAGCTTCGTGTTGCGGATCACGGCGCCATGGCATCATAAGAATATTCTTATCGTGCCATTGCATTAATTCAGGTTCTTTGTAAATCTGAACATTCGGAATCCATTTGAGTGAGTCGATTGATGTAATCTCATTTGACTTCTTTGCCCAAATATCATGGTTGCCACAGATAATGTGGACTGGTAGAATTTCACCCAGGCGCTCAAATAAGTCTACGGCGTAACTTAAGACTTTTAGATTGATT